CAGTACAGACAAAAGTTCTTGCTTCTTATGGCGTTAAGTCACATTTTAGTTACAACCTTGGGTTTGCTGATATTGATAGAGAGCTTGCTGCTGGGCGCCCCTTGGTTATCGGTATCCTCCACCGTGGTCCTCTTTCTGCTCCAACTGGCGGTCACATGGTCGTAGTGATTGGTACTACTCCTGATCTCAAAGGATATTATATTAACGATCCTTATGGATCGTTAAATGATAACTATACTGGTCCAGTTGAGCATGGTAAAAAAACAATCTATACCAAAGATGTTCTCAAGTATCGTTGGTTAGATCAGGGCAAACCTGGCACAGGCTGGGGTCGTATTTTCGGTTCGTAATTATCAGGAGACAGAACAATGGCAAAAGTAGATTTACATAACTTTTTCAAGTTTTATGATGAAAAGAATGAAAATCATGTAAAAGGAGTTCAATGGTTAGAAGATCATCTTCCAGTTCAATATTTGGAAGATAAGGCAGAATGGGCGGAGATCTTTAGAAAAAAGACTGAAGCTGTAGCAGCATCTGCCGCTGCAGCATCTGGTGATGATGTTCCTGCAGCAGGTCTTCAATTGATTAAACAATTTGAAGGTTGCAGATTGAATGCATATCCAGATCCTCTCACAGGAGGACTTCCAATTACGATTGGTTGGGGATGCACCAGAGATAAGAATGGTGGTCCATTTAGATTGGGTCAAACCATTACTCAAGCAGAAGCAGATTCATTATTGATGGATGAATGCCGTAAAAACTTCCTTCCAGCACTTCGTAAAATTCCACATTGGAATGAAATGAGTGATGGGCAAAGAGGTGCATTACTTTCTTTCGCTTATAACTTAGGTGCAGGTTTTTATGGTAGTGGAGATTTTAATACCATTACCACAAGACTGAAGAATAAAGAATGGGATAAAGTTCCTGATGCTTTATATCTCTATCGCAATCCTGGTTCAAATGTAGAAGCAGGACTTGCTCGTAGAAGAAAGGCAGAAGGTGAATCGTGGAAGAAGTAAAATGAAAACATTCCAGGAATTTCTAAATGAAGCATCTAGTTGTCAAAAAACTAGTATAGAAGAGTTTGAAAAACTTGTTCATAAGTTTCTTCCTTTTGTTTTTAAGGAATTAAAACTCAAAACAATTCCTCCTCTTCATTTTAAAAATGGGAAGGAAGGACTTCATGTAAAAAATATTCCTGGAATTACAATTGTTAAAAATTCAGGATTTAGTCAAGTTAAGGGAACATTTGGTCAGACAAGTCAACATAATAGAATTGTGGTAAATATTGAAAATAGACAACCCTTGGATGCTTTAAGAACTCTTGGTCATGAATTAGTTCATTACCACCAACATATTACTGGTGTTCATGGAACTGGTGAAACTGGAAGTCCAACAGAAAATGAAGCAAATGTACGATCTGCTATTATGATGAGAAACTTTGATTTCTCACATCCAGATGTTTTCAAAATGCCTCCTTTGTAATAAGTAAAAACTATTCAAAATAAAAATGAAACTTTTAAAAATTGGTGCAGTAATTGCTGCCCTCTCATTAGTAACACTTGCTGTTAAAGCAGATGTTATTGTTGGAGTTCATGATGGAGATACTGTAACTACAGCATCTGGTGAAAAGATTCGTCTTGCTTGTATTGATGCTCCAGAAGTAACCAATAACAAGCACGGTAAAAAAGATCCAATTGGTGGTCCAGCAGCACAAAAATGGTTGTCTGATTTAGTTCTAAATCAAGATATTAAGATTGAAAGAGTTACTAAAGATCTTTATGGTAGAACTGTTGGACGCCTCTTTCTTGCTGATGGAACTGAAATTAACCAGGAAGCAGTAGCAACTGGTCATGCTGTAGTTTATATGCCAAAGGCATGTCCTTGGACTAAATAGGATAGAATAAATTATCTAAAGTGAGTTCACCACTATTTTAGATACAATGGCCGATTCAACAAATAAAAGAGAAAGAGCTATGGGACAGTTAATTCGTGTTGCAATTTTGAGTTGGTCTGCAGCTCTTTTGACTGCTAGTTATGCAGGACTTCTTGCTAAAATGGATCCAACTTTTATTGCGACGGTATTTACTGCTTCTGCTGCAACCTTTGGTATTAATACACTAAAGAATGATAAACAGGAAGATGCCAAACGAGATTCCGAACCTGCAATCACCGCAGTTGAACCAACTCCAGAACTTACCGAACCAACAATTGAACCAGTTGTCGCAACTGAATCAACCGAAGGTTGTCCAACCTGTGGAGATTCCCCAGACTACAGTAGAGCATCTGCCTCAACACAAGTTTGAATTTCCAGTTATAAGGGATCTGGGGCGTCCCATAGTGAACGTTCCAGATCCTTCTTTGTCTTATCCTGTTTTAACTGTGCCAACACAGGAAGAATTTGATGCTGCCGTAAAAGCAGAACATGAAAAGAAGGAAAAGGAAGAAGAACAAAAAGAAAGAAAACTTCCTGATTCAAAACCAGTAATACCTCAAGTCAAAATTCCTGTTCAAAATACACAGGATAATCGGAATATTTCCGATCAACCATCTACAAGCACTCAAATAGGAGCACCCGAAATTCATGTTCCTATATTGGGTGCAGTTCCAGTTCCTACAAATAAAGAGATTGCATTAGCAGGAACCACAGCAATGGCTGCAACTGCTGCTGCTATACTAGGAAAATCTGCAGTAGAGTTTCTTCTTAAATTTTTTAAGCCACTAGCAAATCAATTTTATGTTCGTGCCAAAAAACTTTTGAATAAGGACTTAACTGATTATGAACTTCAAGTTTTCTTTGCCTTTGAAAAAGATGTTCAAATGAAAAAAGTTGCTAAACTTTTGAAAAAAGAACAGAAACAAGAAAAGATGCGTCAATATAAAGAAGCACAATCTAAAAAATCTTGAAGTCTTTAATTGGTGATTTTGGTAATGGTAAGTTTTTTAGTAGATCATTCATTTTATGATCTACGATTTGGTCAATTAGTTTTTCTGGATTGTTAATCATATCTTCTGCTTTCTTATATGTCATATAAGCACCAACTGCTAAACCTAAAGATACAGTTAAACTGAGTGCTGATAAAATTAGTGATAGTTCTTTCATTTTTTAGTCTCCAAATATGCCAGTCTTAGTATATAGTAAATGGACCAGGCAGTTCCTAATAATCCAATACCGAGTAAAATATTAACACTCCAAACTACATTAGTCATCTTCCTTCTTTTTTATGTATCCAAACTTTCAAATCTTTTACATATTTTCTTAATATTTCTGCTTGCGATAAATGCCAGGCGTCTTCAGTTTTAACATATTCCCTGATATGTTCATCAATAGCATCAAGGCATTTTTTAATTACAGGATTCCAAGGTTCTCTAATTGGAGTATTCCATTCTCTTGTCATAAAACCTCATTTTTTCTTTCCACCATTTTTTGCTTTTTTGGCAGTCGCATTTCCTTGATTCTGTTTGGATTGTTTTCCTCCTGCAGAACCTTTCTTACCTTTATTTGCTGACTTTGCCATTTGATTGTTGCAGTAACTTAATATTTATTGAATTTGCGGGGTCAATTGTAACAATTTTTGGTGGTTGTACTATGATATCCGCACAAATTTTGGCATAAGGTGACAGAGGATGAAAATCAACTCCAGATTTTTTTGCTTCTCCGCACTTGATTAATCTTACAAGTTCAAAATCTAATTTCGCTTTTGCTGCTTCTGCATCTTGTCTTTCTATTTCTGTTCGCACTCTTTGTTTACAAAGTTCTTGCAATGAACCATCAAGAGGAAAATTAAATCCCATAGAAAATCCAAAGTTTCCATTATAAGTTTGGAATGATGCTGGGTCTTGACTATAATTTGTACTACCTAAAAGAAAAGGTGCAAAACTCATAGTTGGACCTTGGCAAGAGATTCCTGCACCATAAGTATTTGTAGCATAAGGACCTTGAAGCACCTGAACTGCCTGATTAGTTACATTACCAGTTGCAGATGCTGAAGGTCCTGCTATGTTTGTATTGGAAGGTGCTTGCTGGGCAACTGATGACCCAGATAACATTACTGCGTAAATACAGAGACCGAGTTTGTGGTAGAGTCTTCTGTTGTTTTTCTGTCGATCCATGTCTCTTTGCTCATGCCAGGTACTAGTGATGTTTCACTAAACTGGAATGCAGCACCTTGATTATAAATTGAATAGTTTGTTCCTGGTTGTGGTCTTCCAGGAATATTGATATTCGTACCAGTTACAGTATAAGAATTTCCAGTAGAATATTCTATTTGATGAATACTCTCAATAACTTCCGTGTGTGTTTTTGTTTCTGCTGTGATAGTTCCACTTGTAAAATTAGGAACCACAGGAACTGCTAGGGCAGACGATGAAGAAAACCCTAGCAGAAATAAACCTGCTAGGAGTTTTTTCATTTGAATACACTCAGTTCTACACTACGTTGTGCGGTTGCAGTAGTTCCAGGACCACCAGCAGTAATTGTAGGAACACCAGTTGGTGAGAGAGTTCCAGCAAGAGAACCTTTGTCTCCACCTAACTGAGTAGTAGCATCCCCATAAAGGTTGGGAGAAGCAATAGTTCCACCAGAGACCGACTGAGAGGTGACATCAGTATCAGCAGTACGCTTGGTTTCTGAAAAATTAAATGCTTGACCCGCAGTATTAACATCATAAGAACCAGCAGTTCCAACACCGCCGAAAGTATTTGCTTTTATATTTGTGCCAGAGACTGAGTATTCTCCTCCAAGTCTCACGGATTGTACCGCAGCACCCTGAACGCCTAGTTGAACGGAATCAGTAATTTTGTTTGTAATTTCACCAGCAAAAGCAGGAGTAGTTAAGAATAACGAAAAGAGTAGTGCTAATCTTTTCATTTTTCTATAAGTAATATTTGTAACTATTTATTGTATTTTTGATTGAATCGCTAAAATATAAATAATATTAGTCAAAAAAATTCTTAAGAGTATGTCAGTTTCAAACACAACTTATAGAGCGTTTCCTGAAAAGTTGGGTGCATCGGATCCAACTAAGTTTGTAGGAGATAAAGGAGAACTTTTCTGGGATCCCGATAATGGCAATATGTCATTGTCTGATGGACAAACTCCCGGAGGTATTGGTATCAAGACCCGTAATCTTGAAGCATTTGAATCCAACAAAGATGCTTCACAATGGCTTACAATTTTTGGTAATCTTAGATCAGACTGGAAAGGATATTATGGTTCTGGATCAGCAGTAGATAGTAATGGTTTTCTATGGGTTGTTGGTGGATATGATGGTGTTGGTGTTAGAGCAACTGTATCAGTATTTGATACTAATGGGGAAGTTGGTGCTCCAGGAACTGGGTTTGCAAATTGGAGATTTGTTTATGATGGTTCAAATGCAGATCGTCAATTTGGTGAAGCAATTGCCATTCACAAAGATCCAGAAAATGGTGATAGTGCTTATGTAGTTATTACTACTGATGATAGTACTGATGAAATTATTCTTGCCAAATTATCAATTGGAGAAGGTATAAATCTTGAGTGGGCTCGTGAAATTGATGGTTCAAATTCAGAAGAAGCAACAGATGTAATTGTTGATGCTGAAGGTTATGTCTATGTTTGTGGCAGCACCAGATCTCAAGGTGTTGGATATAGAGAAGGATTTATTGCTAAGTTCTCTCCAGATGGTGTTTGTTACTGGAAGCAACTCATTGAAGGATCTGGTTTCAAAAAAGGAGAAGCACTTGCAATAGATAATGGTCATCTCTATGTTGTAGGAGAAACTACAAATTCTGGACAAGGTGGTGCTGATATTTTTGTTGCCAAATTAAATATTGTAATTGGTGATGATGACACTATTCCAACATTTGCATGGCAAAAAACTCTTGGATTATTTGACAACGGTAGCTGGGAATATGGGTATGGTGTTGCAGTAGGAACTTCTGGTAATGTTTATGTTACTGGATCTGCATATCCTACAGAGGTAATGTCAAATCAATCAATTTATGTTGCTAAACTCAGTTCTGCTGGAGCAATTGTTTGGCAGAAATCTTTGACTGATACTGATTATTCATATGGAGCAGCAGTTTCATTAGATGCTGAAGAAAATCTTTATCTTTCTGGATATGCTGATGTTGATTATGCAGAATATGAGCAAACAATTGCTCCTCAATATGAGGATTTGATTATTGCCAAGTATAGTTCTGATGGTGAATTCAAATATGCAAAATCATTTGGAACCAAGTATTATGAAGAGTCCTTTTATAAATGGGGACATCGTTCTCTTACAGTAGAGGGTGATTATATCTTCATCACTGGTTATACTGAAAATATTGACAGAGATAATGGAAATGGATTTGTTGCAAGATTTAGAAAAGATGGTGAATTTGAAGGTGTTTATGGTGACTTTGTAGCACAAAATATTCTTTTAACTTCTATTGATACAAAACTTGTTCTTGCTGATGCAGAACTTACATTAACAAATGCAACTGCTATTGGTGTAAATACTTTGTCAGGAGGAGATTTCTATCTTGATGAATATGATTATTCAACTCCTTATCCTAATGATGGACATGAAGAAGGATTTAGAACATTCAGTCGCTCACCTTATGAAATTAGAGTTCGTGGTGTAATCTCTGCAGATACAACCATCACCAGAGACTTAAATGTAAATGGTATTTCCTTCTCTAATACTGGAGGAGATGATAGAAACATTTGCATTGGTGAAGGTGGTGGAAGCAATCATGATGGTGCAGATAACAACATTTACTTAGGTTATCTTGCTGGATTTAGAAATACCTATGGTGATAACAACATCTTTATGGGTAAATATGCTGGAAACAGAAATGTTGATGGAGATCATAATATCTACTTAGGCAGAAATGCTGGTCTTGGTGCAACTGGTGGTGCTAATGTCTTTATTGGTGGATATGCTGGTAATAATCAAACTGGTGGTGATCATAATGTTGTTATTGGATATGATATAGATGTTGAGGATACAAATGCATCAACTCAATTAGCAATTGGTTCTGCTAATGATTGGTGGTTGAGAGGTGATTCTGCAAGATCTGTTTATATTAGAACCAATCTTGTCTTTGATTCTAATGGAACACAAATTGTTATGAAAGATTCTACTGGAGCAAAATGGTCAGTTGGAGTTGGTACTACTGGAGTATTGACAGCAACTCCTGTTTGATTACTAACTAAAACTTGAAAGGGACTCCGAAAGGGGTCTCTTTTTTTATGCTTGACACCATTTGTGTTCTGTGCTACAATAAATAAATGTTAAGAAATCAAAACATTTCTTAATCTTCTGTAACCGAGACCATCAGAAGTAAAGTGTCTCTCATACCCACAATGGAGGGTGTTGTGGGAAATACTGTACTCGTTCAGTTCCCCCTGGACTTATACTTACCCTTTTAACAAATGACTGCTACAATTGCTACACGCCGTTCTGGCGCTTTATCCACTTGGGAACAATTCTGCCAGTGGGTTACTTCAACCGACAACCGTCTTTATGT